GCTGTTGTAACACTCCAAACATTCTCGCAAACATAAGTATCTATTGGTGTTTTTATAGCAACAGTTGTATTATAACTATAGTAAATTGTTTTATCACCTATATTCTCAAAATATAAGCTTTTACTGTCTATTTGTGTTTTCATTTTTTGTTCTCCTATTGGTTATATTATTTTAATTCGTATAGTAATTTCATTAAATCAACATCTTTATATTTTTTTAATTCGATATGATATTCCATATCTTTTTTTAAATCAATATAATTATTAGCTTCTTCTTTGTCATAATCTATATCGTTTTCACTTTCCCAATAATAATTGCATTTGTCACTAACTACTTTTAATATTGCTTTCACTATTGCAAATTCACTATCTGTCATATTTACCATTATGCAACCTCCGATTGTATTTGTTTTATTTCTTCTGTAGTTTTATCTAAATAATTTGTAGTTTCAACATCTTTTATATGTTCAATTACTTGTTTATGTATATTTTCTAAGTCATCTATATATTCAAGATGTTCCCATGCACATTCTAAAAATATTAAACCTTTATCTAATAATTGTCTTTTTGCTATTGTCATTAATTTAGAATAAGATTTTACCTTTTTAATTTTTTCTATATCATCCTCCCACCCTAAAATTAAATATGCTAACTCATCACCACTAAAACCATGAGTTACTTTAATATTAAAATATTCTAAAGCTTTACCATTTTTTGCCATTTTTATTGTCATGCAACCTCCAGTTGTTATTGTTATTTTGTAAAATTATAAGCTACATTTATCGCAAATATTAAGAATAAACTCAAGCTTAAATATATCTCATTATTAATTATTGAAAAAACACTTCCAAAAATTAAACTTAACCATAAAATTATATAGTACATTCTACCTCCAGTTGTAAGATTTAATTAAAAATCTTGTGTTGTTTACTTATTACAAGCTATGGTTGTATCTAGCATTTTTTGATTTACCACCTTGAACACTCATATTAATTCGGTTGTAAATACTAGATTTAACTGGCTTGTAATATTTTTGAAATATCAAAGAATTACTATTTAAATCTTTTAAGGCTCTAGATTTATATTTTCTAAATTCTCTATTATTTTGAATTCCAAATGCTTTGTAGTTATGCTTTGTTATTTCAAATGTTATTTGTTTTTTGCTCATGAATAAACAATAAAATAGTCATAAGGCAATTGTTTGTTTAGAATATGGCAGAAATAAGTTAATATAAGAAAATAAGTGAGTAATAGCAACGATTATTGAATTAATTTTAAAATAATTGAAAATAATTTAAATAATATTGCTAATAATTGATTTGATTTGAAATATTTATAAAAGTTTTTATAAAATAATAATGCTTAAAGATTTAATATAATTTGTAAAAATAACCTAAAATCTAGGTCAAGTGATTTGAAATAGTCAAGCTATATCGTATATATAATTTATATATATTTTATATAAGTATCTTAAAAGTACAGGCGACCAGCTATATATTTTCTGTTGTATTATTGCAACATCTAGTGGTAATTATATCACTATAGAATATGCAATTAAAGGTTGAATTATCTGGTACAATCGCTGGTTGTGTGAGGGTTCTAGCTTATCTTATATATGGTAAATATATCACTATCTGTTGTAAACTAGCAACACCTTTAAATACACTTATAGATTGTAAAAGATATGTCAGTATTGCTTACCTATATTTGTAGTTTAGATTGATTCTAATTCGCAAGGGGTAGCCGATGTGCCATGGGGGGTACTGGGGGTATGTATATAATGCTTATACATTTTGTGTAGCTTTTGAGTGTAAACTAGATAGACTCGCCCTGCTATAAAGATTAGCTAGGGGGTTGCTATATAGCTGGACTATCCCAGATAGACTTATATGCTTCACCCCCTGGAGAGTTGATATATATATTATACAATGCCTTCTGCATTTGTCAACTCTAATTAGAAATATATTTAATTTGTGTTGTCAACTAGCTGTAAACTTGTTATAATGAATAATATGAATAGTAACTTTCTACCGACCAATCAAGATAAGAAAAGAAAATTAACAGAGCAACAGGAAACATTCTTAGCAGCACTATCAACAACAGCTAAAGGAGATATAAACCTAGCATTACAAGAAGCAGGTTATTCTCCAACATCTAAATCTAAAGTAATAGATTCCTTAAAGGATGAGATTGTAGATGTCGCCACAAAGATTCTAGCTAAGTCTGCACCACGAGCCAGTCAGAAACTTGTAGAGATATTGGAGAGTGATGACCCCATACCACAAGTGAATGCTAAACTCCAAGCAGCCCAAACCTTATTAGACAGAGTGGGTGTTGCCAAAAGAGATAAGGTGGATGTTAGTCATACAGTATCATCAGGTATATTTATTATACCACAAAAAGAAGAATTAATAGATGTAACAGCAGAAGAGGTAATCGATGAGAAGGAATAGTTCGACAATCCCTTTTGGTTATAAGTTAGCAGATGATGATAAGACTTTAGTTCCAGTAGCTAAAGAAATAGAATCATTAAATGAAATGAAGGATGGTGTTAAGTCAGGTGCTTTTAGTTTAAGAGGAGCAGTAGATATATTAGAACATCAAACAGGTCGTAAGCTATCAGCCATGGGGTTAAAGAAGATAATGGATAAAGATACTCCAGAACCAATTAAAGAACAATCAAAAGGTTTATTAGCTAGAGATGACAAAGAGACAATATAACTATAGCTTTGAACATAAAGCTAAGATAGCTTCTAGAAAGTTAGTTAAAGAAAAAGAAAAAGAAATAGCAAAATTAAAAAAGAACTTGGAGAATAAGACCAGAAGACTCCGAGATAAAAAGGAAGCATTAAAGGTAGTACAGAATGGCGAGACAAATAAAGAAACGAAGAAAGGTATGGTCATCGAAGAAGACAAGCTTGATAACCTTCCTAACCCTGTTAAAGAACTCCTTCAAGAAGAAAAAGAACGAATAGCATTTAAACCTAATAGTGGTCCACAAACACAATTTTTAGCAGCACCAGAACAAGATGTATTGTATGGTGGTGCAGCAGGTGGAGGTAAGTCATATGCAATGTTAGTTGACCCTCTACGATTTATGCACATCAAAGAACATAGAGCATTACTATTAAGAAAGTCAATGCCTGAACTTAGAGAATTAATAGACAAGTCTAGAGAGTTGTACCCTAAAGCATTCCAAGGTGCAAAGTTTAGAGAGGTTGAAAAGATTTGGAAATTTCCTTCAGGAGCTTCATTGGAGTTTGGTTACCTTGATAGAGATGCTGATGTATATAGATACCAAGGTCAATCGTACACCTGGATAGGGATTGACGAGCTAACACAGTATCCTACAGAATTCCCACTTCAATATTTGCAATCACGATTGAGAACAACTAATAATGCAATACAATGCTACATTCGGTGTACTGCAAACCCAGGAGGAGTGGGAGGTAACTGGGTCAAAAAAAGGTATCTAGACCCAGCACCACCAAATGAATCTTTTACTGGTCAGGATAAAATAACTAGAAAGTTTATACCTGCTAGTCTAAGTGATAACCCTTATTTAAATGATGATGGTAAATATGAACAGATGCTTCAATCATTACCACCAACACAAAGAAGACAATTACTAGAAGGGAACTGGGATGTTTCCGAAGGAGCTGCCTTTACAGAATTTGAATATGATAAACATACAATAGCTCCATATCAATTACCTAATCATTGGAGCAGAGTAAAAGGTATTGACTATGGTTATGCAGCAGAGTCAGCAGTTATTTGGGGTTGTATAGACCCAGCAGATGAAACATTAATTATTTATAGAGAACTATATCAAAAAGGATTAACAGGAGAAGAGTTAGCTAAAAGAATATTTGAGTTTGAAAGAGAAGATAGATTATCGATTCCTGGGGTTTTAGATACAGCAGCATGGGCAAGAACAGGAACTACTGGTCCAACTGTCGGAGAAGTACTAACACAAGCAGGACACAAGCTTAGAAGAGCAGATAAGAATAGAATTCAGGGCAAGATACAAATACACGAAAGATTAAAAATTAACGACAAAGGTCGACCAAAGCTTCAGATATTTCGTACTTGCCCAAACATTATTAGAGAACTACAATCAATACCTATTGATAAAACTAAACCAGAAGATGTAGATACTAAAGCATCAGACCATGCTTATGATGCACTTAGATATTTAATTATGTCTAGACCTAGAAGTATTACTGCATATGAAGATATGCAACATCATAAAAGATGGACACCTTCAGACCCAACCTTTGGATACTAATATGCCTTTATATACATTTAGAAATAAAAAAACAGATGAACAATATGATGAAGTAATGTCATATGAAGAATTACAAGAATACTTAAAACAAGAAGATGTAGAACAAGTATTTAAAATGAATATCTTTAGATACTCAGATAATAATGGAATTAAAGACCAGCAACACGCATGGTTAAAAGACCCTAAAGTAGAAGGTAATGGAAGATTTGAACCTTATGGTAAGGTTAAAACAGCAGATGATAATCATAATCATAAGGTTATAAAACAAAAGAAACACTTTGGGGAAAAAATATGACGAAGAAAAAGATACAATTAAATACTAGAGCTACTAGAGAAATAGATAAATACCCTATGGTTGCTGTATACTGGCTTGATATTTGCTCAGACAGCTCGTGGCAATCGATGGAAGGATGTAAAAAATCAAAGCTGCCAACTTGTGTAACTCATGGTCATTTACTTACACAAGCTAAAGGAGTTACTAGAGTATTTGGAGATTATTCATTATCAGATTCTGAGGATGGTAAGATTGAAGAGATAGGAAATACTACAATCATACCCAATAGTGTTATTATAGAAATCAAGAAAATAGTTGACAAGTCGAAGAAATAAGTGTATTATTATACTTACTAATAAAATTTAAGTAATTAATAGGAATTGTATGGCAGTTGATGAGACTATGAATTCAGCAATGGATGAAGAAGAAAATTTAGAAGAATTAGAAGCTTTAGTAATTGATATTAATTCTAAATTTCAATCTTGTACTGATAAAAGAAGTGACGATGAAGATAGATGGTTACAAGCTTATCATAATTATCGTGGCAAGTATTATAAAAATATTCATTTTACTGAACATGAAAAGTCAAGAGTATTTGTTAAAGTTACTAAAACAAAAGTTCTAGCAGCTTATGGACAAATCATAGATGTATTATTTGGTACAGGAAAATTTCCATTAACAATTGAAGAGACTGTTGTACCTGAAGGTATAGATGAATATGCACACATGAATCCTATGAAGGAGGAAATGGGTGTTGACCAAATAGAACCTCAAATAGAAGGTAACTTAGATTACAACCCTCAATCATCACAAGAAGAAATGGGTGGTAATGGTGGATTAGGTTTTCCAGGTGATGGAAATGATTTACCACCAGGAGCTACATTTAATAATTTAGGTGGAGTTAACTTAGGTGGACTACAAGAAGAATTTGAAGAAGCAGATTTATCTTCAGGACCATCTCCAGTTCCTGAGATGCCACAAATCAAACCTGCACAAATTGCAGCAAGAAGATTACATAAATTAATTGAAGACCAACTAGATGAATCAGATGCTAATGTTGCATTA